CAGCTGTTGTCAGCCTCCCAGCACCTAATGTGCCCGCTAGTGTTGGACTAGCACCCAGCGGCGTTTTAGTGAAACAGCGCCGCGCTGTGCAGTTCTCTCTAGGTGGCGAGTATCGGCGGAGGAGATTCTCCCCAGGTAATCGAGGAAGGCCTCGAAACCCTTTTCTGTCGATACACGGAACTCAGAAATGTCTTCGGTCGGGGCTTCACCGCCACCGAGCCTGAGTAGACATTTCTGGAGAGCGGGATAGCCGTCTACATAGTCACTGCAGTAGACTGTGGCTGGGGTCCAGATCTTCGTTTCAGAAGTCTGGTATTTAGCGTTCCGCCTCTCAGCGGTTAAACGCTCCCCATAGTAAGCTATCCTTCCCAGTCCAGGACTGTCACTGGAAATGTAGGGCAAGGGCCCTAACAGACTCTCACATGTGCAAAACATGAGAGACGCAGCGCGAAAGAAACCCTTCTGTTGAAAGGCGTTCGCGGTAGCGATCCAAGAGATCAGTTGCTTGGACTGCCGCCTGTCATCAGGACGCCAATGACGGACATAGGTCGGAGTGACCAAATGGCCGTCATAGGCGTCTACCCCGCAACTTTCACGGAACTTTCCTGACAAGAAAGTTTTGGAGTTGTTCACCTTACAGTTGTACTTTTGTAGGTGATCGATGACAGTACCTGCCTCGTCTACTGGAACGATGAGGTCATCGCCGTAGACGTACACGTCACGTGACACAAGGTACACGTTACGTGGGTTTACCGGAAGGTTTCTAGCCGCCAGAAGGGCCACTACACACGAAGTGTAGAAGTACATGGCCTCTACTGGAAAGCAGAGAGCACTTCCCATCGAAGCGAATTTCCGTAAAGGGCCGATTACTCGGCCGTCAGGGACTTTCGCTCTGTCGCTACGGCATGCTACAATCAGGTCCCATAACCATGGGCTTGATTGGAACATTAGCTCTACAACAGACAGGAGAACCCTGTCTGAAGCGTCAGCTAAGTCGATGGTTGCAAATCGACCGGTTCGCGACGACGTCAGAGCCAGACCTTGGTTGATCGACTGGTCACGAAAGTTCACGTGACCACGAGTCAACCAATGGGTCTCAATCGCATCGTAAAGGATGGATTGGACCGCCTGTTGGGCATATTGCATGCACGCAGGCTCTATAGCAATGACGCGTGGGCTCTTCAAGGTTTTCGGAACAAGAACAACCCTAACGGGTTCCTCTTCTTCCGGTGGCACGATCGTTACGTCCTCGATGCATGGATCACTGTCGACGAACGCACTCAGAGAGTACGCATAATCGAACAGAGGAAACACGCGATCGAGACGATCATGCCAACGCCGCCAGACATACTTCCGATTACCGGAAACACGTTCGGCGGTGGCGCCAGGACCGTGCCGAGGGACCAGCATGTCACTAGATAAACTAGATAACATACTAGCCCAAAGCACTTCAGAAACTGCGGCGAAAGCCGTAGAGTCAGTCTCTGTGACGCTAAAATCCTTGTTGAGCTGCTCAACTTGGATGAAGTTTGCGATCGCTGCAGAATCCCTTTCGGGACTACACGGCGAATCCACTTTCTTGTAAAGCAGACAGACTTGTCTGACTGCCTGACAGAGAGTGGGGTGTTCGTGAATTTCATCGTACAACCTCCCTGTCTCCTGGTCAAAGATTCGCTTGAGCATACCCTGTAAGAACGCAGGGATTGCTCCTATTTTGCGGAAACCCGCAAACATAGTTGAAGCGATGTAGCCGTCCGCGAGGCTTCTCTCGAAGTCCTTAGCGAACGACGGTAAGGTGATTGTCAGGAATGACAAGCCTTCAGCTTTGACCCGTGCCCTGATCGTCATCAGGTCACGTAAATCAGGGGAGACTTCGGCAGGACACAGGCTGCAGGCGTCTAGGTAGACAGCCCACAGCAGCTCCACGGGGTCACTTGCGTTGCTTTTCAATTCCCCCTCCTTTCGGGGGTAGGAATTCAAACCCAACGTTAACTGGCCCTGGTCTTGGGTCCCAACCACTTACTTAGGCTGAGGGGAAGGTCATTCGTGTCAATCGTCTACGACTCCTTGCCGTAGAGTTTGGCGACGATGCCCGTCCCAGCAGTCGTCGTGAGCCAGGCTTGAACGCCTGCTACCAGCGAACTTGTCTGAGCTTCCGTCCACCCGAAGGGCGGCCGGTCGATCAGAACACGAACGGTGAGCGAGTCCGAATCGTTTTGAGACGAAATCGGATCCGTAACCACCTTCGTCTGCACCACGTCAACGGTATGCCGGATTCTACCGGCCTTCGTGACTTGGTGCTGAATTTCGATGGTAAGGGTCTCGTCTTGATTCGAATACTTCGCGGTCTGTTGACCGACGGCAGTACGCGGCATCGAAACGGAACCCGTTCCCGGATTCAGTGATTGAGGATCAGTTAACATCAGGTTGACCTTTCTGTGAAGTTTCAGAGAAGTTAACTACTGTTGACTGGTCACCCTTTCTCAAGGGGTGCAGCTTTGAACCAACAGTAGGGCCGTCATGAACCGAACTTGGTGATACCAAGTGCGGCCATGATTGCATACTGAAAGGGAGAGAGCCCCCCAGACAGTAGGGTGAACCCAAAGGGACTACTTGCAGGTACTCTGCGCTTGACTGACGCTTCTTTGTACCATCGAAGGTCAAAGGATTGTCCATCGTAGGTGTTGAATGTGACCTTGTATTCAAACCTATCGAAGGTCGAGCGCATGAGGTACATGTAACGCGACGCGACTTGATTAGTAGCCAGGTCTTCGACAGCCTGGATGTTGCCGCCAACGTTGGCGAACCAATCTACTAGCCAAGTCCACGGCGTAACCTTGTAGATCGTGGTCGCATTCAGATTGAGACCCATGAGGGTCAACATCTGGCGAATCTTCCTGATGTTCGGGTACTCCGATTTCAGGTCACGATCGAATTCCGGGCGATAGTAGCGGAACGAACCTTCGTACCAGACGCGCGTCATTTTCTGACGACGGATGGAGAAGGTGGACGAGTTCGGCACCACATGATTGATCCCGAGAACGGGGTCGCACTGTGGGTAACCGGATCCAGGTCCATCGTACCAGACTAGCGTATCGCTCGTAATCTCATCCTCGGCGAATCGTCTCTGTAACCACCGATTGTTATTGCGCTCCGCAGAGGCAATATAGTCGGCTGCGAACAAAAGAACATCGCAGACGCCTACGGTAGACGAAACGAACGGTCGCCATCCAAAGGCGACATTGAGAAACTGGTCAGAGGCCTTTTTAGGGGTCTGTTTCCAATTTTCCGCTGCCCATCGCTTAACGCTATGGGCGCGCCATGCCGGATTCGATCCGCCGCAGGCCTGCCACAGTTCGTGGAAGCCCTTCGAGGTCGTTTTAAGCATGGATGGAATCTCCTTAGCTTCCAGGACATCCTGGAGTAAGGTGAGTTTCTCAACTTTTGGACGTAGCTTTCCGTAAGCCACGTTCCCGAGGCTGGACATGTCGTCTGGGTTTACGTAGGAGGACACGTCAGTGTCTCTCCGTATAGTCTCGGCGGAACCGAGACTAGTTACGTACGATGGTAGTGTGAGAATGGACTTCGAAAAGCCACCCTCATACACCATTCGATAGTCAGTGGAGTTCGTTTGTACGATCGACCCGTAAGAGCCGTTCGGTAAACGACGACCGACTATCTTCGATCCAGACTGAACAGCGTACGCAGGCACGAGAAGACGATAGAGGAACAGCATGCCGCCCGTTTGATAGGGCGGAGAACCATGAAGTTCATCCATCGAAGAACGACGAATCCCGTCACTGAAATCTGCGTTCCGAGGCGAAGGAAATTCGCTGTAGGAAGCAGGGTTAGGTGCAGGAGCGTTAGGAGCAAAATTTCGGATGTAGTCAACACCGATCTTCTGGTTCCTAACGGTCAATCGTTCGTCCTCACGTATGCGTATCATGCACATGTCCTTTCAAGGTTGGTAGTCTTTGGAGTAAAGAGCTTGCCGAAGCTCCAAGGGGCCGTAAGGC